CTTTGACTGTTCACCCATGGTTGCCACAGGGCGTTGCTCCTGTCTTGTCTTACACCTTGCCAATTCCTGACACAGAGGTTTCTGATGTCTGGTCTAACTACATGGTGCAGGACTACATGGGTATTCAGTGGCCTGTGACACAGTTCGCGTACGAGTTCTCCACGTATTTTCGCGGTACATTTTTCTGCGTTGCTCCTACATGGAATGGCGTAGTTTCAGGTATCGTCTCTGCATAACTCGTAAAAATCTAAATGGGGGGAGAGTCTTAATTGGCTCTCTCCCTATTTATTAACAAGGAAGGCACACATGGCACGACTCACACCGCGAGATGGATTCGTCAAAGAAACCGACATCAACTCGCAATCAGGGCGCACTCGGTATCGCGCAGACCGGTCAGGTTTGTATTCCGTAGAAAACCCCAAGCACATTAAGGCGCTAAAAGCAGAAGGCTTTACAGAGGAAAATCTTGCACGCTATGAGCAAGGCGATGCTCAACGCGGGTACACTTGTACTCAATGCGGATTCGGATCATGGTTCAGACTATGTTCTCGATGCGGGCACGAATACGACTCCACGCCTAAAACAGACGGAGATTAAGAATGACATCTGCAGTATCGCCAATCACTCAGTTTCAATCAGGGTCATACCTCACAATCGCAGAGTATAAAAACGCTCCTACGGCGATTGACTATGACAACCTTGTGGTTGGCGGTACTCAGGCTCAGCAAGACGCGGAATTGACCTCGGTCATCCAGCGCGCATCCTCGTTCATTGACATTTATGTCAATCAGCCGCTGATTGCTCAAAACTTCACCGAGCAATCCCGCACGCGCATGACCCAAGAGGGATTTCTCGTCATCTCTCCGGACTACAACAATGTGGTCGCGCTCAACTCTTTAGCCTATGGCCCAACGCCTACAAACCTTGTCACCGTGGGCGCTACAGCCCTGCAGAGCTGTTGGTTTGAGAAGTCTCAGATTGTCTATCCGCTCAGCCAGCTAGGAACGACCTATTCCTCTCAGGGGCCTCTTTCTTTCGGTTTCCCGCCATCTACGCGCTCAAAGATTTATGCCTCGTATAACTACACCGCAGGATTCTGTAACGGCCTTATTTCGACAGCTACGGCCAATGCCTCATCCTTCACCATGATTGACCCTATTGGCCTCACAGCGGGCACAGTGGTCACTATCTATGACGGCCAATACACCGAGCAAGTTGTCGTTTCGCCTTCATATACCTACGGATCTAGCACGGTCAATATCACCGGCACGCTCAAATACTCGCACGCTTCTGGCGTTGCGGTAGGCAATATGCCGCAAGCAATCAAAGAGGCCGCCATCCTTATCACCACAGATTTCCTCAAAGTCCGCGGAGACAACTCTCTCACCATGGCGGTCACAACCCGCGCATCGTCAGGCCCAAGCGTTCAGTCCATCGTTGGCTCAGACCTCGAACTTGCCAAGCAGCTTCTTAGCCCGTTCCGGAGAATGCGCTAATGACAGTAGGTCGCGCCAATCTCCGATCCACTTTATACAATTACCTTACGGGCGCAAATATCGCCACGCTCAATCAGGTATTCACCTCTTTCCCAAAACGCATCAACTTCCAAGTCAATGCAACCGCTGGACAGTTAAGCCGCGCAGCCGCTGTGATATTTATCCAGAGCGAGCGCGAAACTCGTTTAGCTATTGGCGGTGCGACCAATGGCTGGAAGCGCGTAGATTACACAGTCATCTTGCAAGTCTTTCACCACTCTATGCAAAACCACTCAGAAACTGCCATGTCGGATTTTGATACACTTATAGACAACATCAAGAACACGCTTCGAGCCAGCCACAACTTTGGTGACACCACCCAAGTCAATGTCTGGCAAGGCGCGGAACCTGCGATCGACTGTTTGTATGGAGAGCCGGTTACCTCAGACAACGGGGCAACGGAAACTTTTGCAGAGATTCGATTCGATGTTACCCAAATGATTCAGGCATAAGGAGAACGATGGCCACTTACCAATACAGCGGCGATGATGTTCGGGAGTTTCCAACTCTCGGCCTCACAGTCAAACCCGGAGATACTTTTGACTCCAAGGATGACATTATTTCAGCCGATGTCTCTCTCGCTTCTGCACCAAAGAAAACAACAACACCGTCAGCCCCGTCTGACTCAACCGTAGGAGCGTGAACTAAGTGTCAGTACAAAATACCCACCGTTCGTATGTCGGAATCGCTAAGGAAACAACAAAGGGAACAGCAGTCACTACTCCGACCGCTTATATCCCAGTTATTGCCAACACCTTAAAGCCACAAGACATTTACACACCTTTGTACGATGAGGGCCTCCGCGGTTCTCTTGTGAAGAACTACAACTACATTCAGGGCCGCGTTCACTCGACCTTTGATTTCGGCGGCGCAGTATTCGCTGACACCATCATCTACCCTCTTGCCGGTGTTCTCGGTGAGGATGTTGTTTCAGGATCAGCTCCTTATGTCCATACCCTCGCAGTAAAGAACTCAGCTACAGCAGCGGCAGACTCACAGCCTTCTGCCTACACCATGCTTGACTTCTATGGCGCAAATGTGCGCGCATGGGCAGGACACCAATTCCACGACTTCTCGCTTAAGTGGAACGCAGATGGCTTGCTCGAATACGATGCGAAGTCCACAGGATGGCAGTCAGCTACCACCTCAACACCAACCCCTAGCTTCTCCACCGTTTTGCCTACCGCAGTCTGGTATGGAACTGTGAGCGTTGGTGGCACAGCTATCTCTAACAACACCATGGGCAACATTGACCTCAAGCGCCCTGTCACCCCTATCTACGGTATCTCCAATGTGCAGACTCCTTACTCTGTATTCGTTGGCGCTCTCGAAGTAACGGGCAAGGCCACCTTCCTCATGGAAAACGACACCCAGCTCACCAACTATTTGACCAACACCCAGCCAGCTCTCGTCTTTAACTGGACAAACGGCTCAGGAGCGTCTCAGACATCCATCCAAGCGACCATGACAAAGGGTGCATACACACTCGCCGTCATCGAGCGCTCAAAGGATTTCGTTGAAGTGGTTGTTGATTTCAATGCCCAAGGCAACCTAACCGATGCTGGAACTGTTGGCTACTCACCAATCAAGTGGGTTGTTAAGAACGCGATAACCACCTCGGTCGCTTAACCTAGAACGCAGTAGCGGTGGCAGGTTGATTTGGTTCGCCTTCCGAAATCCCGCACCGCTACTGCCTAGTTTTGCTAGGATGCTCACAAGGCTACCAAGGAGGCACAATGTCAAAAAAGATTACCCTGCCATCAGGGGCAACAGTTACTATCAAAGATGCAATAGATCTTAAAGTTAAAGACCGCAACCGCATCATGCTCGCCGGAGATAACAAGGGTGAAGCAGAAAAGGGCATCGCTATCGGCAACGCTTTGCTTGCTGCAATTATTGAGGACTGGTCATTCGACCTTCTCGTTCCATCGGTCAAATCTGATTCTATTGACGAGCTGCCTATTAAAGATTATGTTGCTCTCATGGATGAGACCGCAAATGTCACCAAGGACTTGTTCCCTGAGTTGGCGGATACAGATAAAAACCGTTTGAACCCTGATAGCCCTTTAGACAGCTCCAACGCCTAAAGGATCGGCTGAAAGGATTTCAGCGGGTTGATGACCTGCTCTATCCAGACACCGAGTGGTTCTACTTTAAGTTTGCCGACAGATTTAGCTGGACACCCGAGCAGGTAGATAACCTGCCCGCCGGAAGAGCTGATTGGTTGTTAGCTATTGCTGATACCATCGAAGAAGTCAAAATCGAGCAGATGGAGAAGCGATGAGCGACAACCGCAACGAAGTATTTGCGGCGCTTAATGCTTGGCAAAATCGTATGGACAAAGCGGCTCAATTAGCAACCCGCGCGATCACCACAGAGTTGTGGACGCAGGCGCGCAAGAATGCTCACGAGACCACTAACCCGCCGCGAACAGTGAACGGCCGACTTCGTTATAACCCGCACATCGGGCCTCGCGCCGGAGAAGGCCCTAACTATGCAACGGGCAACTTGTATCGAAACATCATTGCTGCCCCACCGCTTCGGCGTGGTTTTGCAACTTATGTGGCGAGCGTTGATTCAGGCGCTGACTATGCGCGAGCAGTAGAACTCGGCTCATCAAAGTGGACGAGTGGGGTAAAATACCCATATATGTATCCAGCTCGTGATGAACTTATCAACTCTGGTAAGGCCTCACAAATCGTTTATGGATACCTCACAGCAGCGATGGGAGCTTAAATGGCAGGTGAAGTCCCACCGTTAAATGTAGAGATTCTTGTTCAGCTTGCTAATCTGACTACAGCTGTTACCCAAGCCACCGAGGGCATGGCAAAAATTGGCGATGCT